GGGTTGGTGGTCTACAAGAAAACTTTGAGCCGTCTAAAATCAAGAGAATGGTTGGCAAGTCATTCACCACTGGCGCGACAATTCAGAGCAAGACCCAGGGGCTGATTGACGAAAACACCGGGTTTTATTGGGTTTGGACCGGAGCGCTGCCAAAAACCGTTTCACCAGGAGATCAACACACAGATGCGTCATGGTTGTGCGTGGGCCTTCTCACAACATCACCGGCAAACTATGCGCTGAACTTCGGCGTGTCAGCCACTGGTGACATGACTGATAAACTCACGCTGCTGCACAAGTATTGCAACTACACTGGTGAAACAGCAGTTTATCAAGGATTATCAGCAGTCACCCTGAAATCAACCGCTGAAATCAGCACTACTGGAAATATTGATTTCTGCGGCTGCACGCTCAAATTTGTTCAGGTGGAAACGCTGCCAGACTGGACATTCAAACCAGCGTTCCGGGTTATCAATCCCGGCACACCTCTGGAAACCGTTCCTGATGGGTTTGTTTCTGGAACGCTGTTTGCAGACAGAACATCACTGGAACACAGCAGTTATTCTTTTGAAGAAGGTATTATTTGTTTCGATACCGGCATTAACTTTGGCAAGCGATACACCACTGACACTGTTTATTATAAACTGCGACAGGCATTCAAGGTTCTGAAAGGTGGCCAGCTTGTTTATCCAATTGACATCAGCATTGCTGGTGGTTCGTTGGGAACTGTCTATTTCAGAAAGCAACCAGCAGACTGGCTTACTATTAAAAACGTGCGCATTGACGTTTCAAATGCACCGCAACTTCAGGCGTTCAGCATTGACCGCAACAAGTGTAATCTTGTCGGATTTGAATTCGTTAACAACACATCACTTAGCAACAATATCAGAACTGTCGTGTATTTGAATAAGGTTTGCGATAGCAACCTGAAAGATTGGCGCGGTGTTGGAAACGAACCCAGCAGCTCAGGTTCAGGAAGCTACTTGCTTGGCGGTGATTTTGTCGCTGAACTTCGCATGATGAATATAGGGCTTGAAGGCCGTATGCCTTGCGTTGGTTTCAACGTCATCAACGGCGTATATGTGGTTGACAGCTATCTGAACCGATTTGACGCACATGCTTTCTTGCATAACGTGTTTTTGCAGTCAGTCACTCTCGGCGTGTACGGCCTTACCTATGGCGTTGGCGGCGGAATTATAAGAGCGCGTGACATTGTAGCGATTAAAGGAAAGGTGCCAGGACGCGGTGATTTTGTAACACTATCTTCATTTAATATTTTCACTGCGCGTGGTGATTACGGCGGAATTTTTTACGGCCAGATTGATGTTGAAGGTGTGGTTGTCAGAATTGATACCAGCATTGACTTGAGCGCCGGCAGTGACGCCTACCCATACAAAGTCAACATTATGGCGTTTGAAGGCGCAGGAGACTACGGTTTCACTGATAAGAAGCCGTGGTGTGACGCTGTACGAATTAAAAATGTACGCGTTCAGGGGCCTTCCGCATCAGCTAACTTTGATGTTTGCTGTGTGGAATTTAGTGCAGGACTTACCACAGGAAGCCTTTTCCCGGCCAGGGTTGATATAGACGAGGTGAGTTTTATCGGTGACGCACAAGATAAACATTGCATCATCCCGATCATCTTCCCGGACTACACCAAAACGTTTGCAAAATCGGGAGCCACTAAGGTTGGCGGGAATGCGAAAATCAGCATCAAAAAAGTGCGCCACCTTTGTTCAAGAACAAGAGCCGTTGACCGTAGCAGCATTGGTTTAACGCCAGCGGTGGCAACTCAGACAGACGCAAACAGGCTGGTTCCTGCCATTTCCATTAATGACTGCGAAGGCATCAGCCTGCGTTACAGCATCAACGGGGGTATTGTTCGCGCTGTAAATTCGGAAATCAGGGATTTCAGCACCTTCTCTGGTGCAGCAAGTACGCCTGACATCCAGTTTACTGGCTGCCGGTTCTACTTTCTTGACGGTTCACAATCTCAGTTAGCTAACGCGCGAGTGTTCAGCAGCAGAGTTCTGCGTCAAAGTGCTGGTGTAGGTAACGTTCAATTTGGCGGAATCCTTGCCGCGCAGGGTGTGACACTTGCAAGCGGTGTAACACTGGCTAACGGAAGTAACCCGGCGATCACGGAAGCATCAGTGTTTACCGGTTATAAAGCTTAACAATTATTGTGGCAGGGTGGCGGTTTCACCCTGCAATTGAAAACTAAAACGGTGAAAATATGTTTTCAACTATCCATACAAATTACGGATTGCAGGAACTAGCACGGGCAGAGTCAACAGGAACGCAGATATTGCTTACCCACATGGCCGTTGGTGATGGAAATGGGAACCCTGTGACACCATCACCCACGCAAACGCAGCTTGTCCGAGAAATGTTCAGGGCAACAATCAACCGTGTGTATCAATCACCAGACAACCCACTGCGATTCACTGCTGAACTGGTCATCCCTGCCAGCACTGGTGGATTTACGCTGCGTGAAGTTGGCGTGTTTGATGCTGATGGTTCACTTTTTGCAGTTGGTAACCTTCCGGCCACTTACAAACCGGTTGATACCGAAGGCGCTTATTCTGACACCGTTGTGCGACTAGATTTCATGGTCAGCAACGCCAGCACCATCACGCTACAGGTTGACCCAAATGTTGTGGTAGTTACACAGGAATGGATCAGCAACAACGTGACTGCTGGAACCATCATACCTGGTGGCACCACCGGGCAGGTTCTTGCGAAGGTATCCAACACTGACGGCGACGTGCACTGGATTGACCCAACACAGGCAAACGTTGTGGTTGATTCGATCACGGAAAAACAAACCCTTGCAGCCAGTCAGACCGTGGTGACGTTAACGAAAACGATAACACGGGGCCTGGCTGTATATATCGAAGGTATTCGCTTGCCGCAGGGTTCGGGTGTGGACGAATGGCAGCCTGATGCCACCGATCCGGCAAAATTCACGCTTGGCAAATCATATCCTGATGGTTCAATTTTGCAGGCTGTTAATAACGAACCAGCAGGAAGCGCACCTGCACCACTGGAACGCAGTAAAAACCTGTCAGATGTTGCAGACAAAGCCACTTCGCGTACAAATCTTGACGTTTTCAGCAAGGATGAAACAAGACAGATGGCACCAGTTGGACTGGTAGCCAACTTTGCCAGAACTACAGCACCAACAGGCTGGCTGAAAGCAAATGGTTCAGCAGTAAGCCGCACGGCTTATGCAAGTCTATTTGCCGCCATTGGAACTACGTTTGGGACTGGTGATGGTGTTAACACGTTCAACCTTCCAGATTTGCGAGGTGAATTTGTTCGCTGTCTTGATGATGGTCGCGGGATTGACGCTGGGCGCACAATGGGTTCAAGTCAGGCTGATGAATTCAAAACTTTTGACCTCAAATACTATGGCCCAAATGGATCAGCCGGTAACAGATCTGTATTTGATATCAGAGCTAATAGCGGCGCAATTTACACTAATGGAATAACTCAAAACAGTGGCCCAGCAGCAGCGGCGTTCCAGGTGCCAGGTGGTGACGAAACCAGACCGCGCAACGTGGCATTATTGGCCTGCATCAAATTTTAAGGTGACGCAATGAACACAAAACCCGTTTATCAGTATGACGTAGCTGGAATGTTCGTTGGCCAGACCGATGCGGATGAATCACCGCTGGAACCTGGCGTGTTTCTCATTCCTGCACGCTGCGTAGAAGTGGCACCGCCTGAAATATCAGGCGACCAGTGGCCGCGCTGGAACGGCGCAAAGTGGGAACTGATTGCAGTGTCGCCAGCCAACGACAATCAACCGGCCAGCCCGGTGGATAAACTTAAGAAGTTTCTTATTGAAAATCCCGACGTTGCTGAATTGATTAACCATTAGCGGTAACAGTTCTATTACATTACATTAACGCGGCAATCTTGCACATTTCATAGGGTGTTGCCGTGTATGAGTCAGTTACTACAGTTGTGGGATGGCTTGACCGGCGTTGTGCTGCCTTTTGCGGGCGCAACGCCACCTAAAAACTGGTTGCTGTGTGATGGCCAGGCAGTGAGCCGAACTGTTCACGCTAAACTGTTTTCGGTGATTGGCACAATGTTTGGTGCCGGTGATGGAACGACTACGTTTAACCTTCCAGATCTGCGCGGGCGCGTGGCCGCTGGAAAAGACAATATGGGCGGAACTGCCGCCAGCAGGCTGACCACCGCCGGTGCTGGCGTGGATGGCAACACGATTGGTGCAACGGGGGGCAGCCAGGCACACACGCTGACCAATGCGCAAATGCCGCTGCACGCGCATGGTGTGAATGACCCGACGCACGCGCACAGCGTTTATGACCCTACGCACACGCACGCCGTTTACGATCCTGGTCACGCGCATCAGTATTACCGGGTGACGACCGGCAACGGTCAGGGTTCTGATATCGGAACGGCGAACAACCACATCAGCACAACCACTGGCGCAAGCGCCACCGGTATTAGCCTGTATGGGGCCGCCACCGGGATTGGCATCTACGCCGCTGGCACTGGTATCAGCATTCAGAACCAGGGCGGCGGCGGTGCGCACAACAACACGCAGCCGACCATTGTGATGAACCACATTATCCGCGCTTAATTTTTTGTCGCCTTTGCCCGCATAACGCGGGCATTTTTTTACCTGACAAGCCGCACGAAGAAGCCCAACGCGCCACGCGCCACAATCAAACTGCCTTTTTTTATGTGTGCACAC